TTGGCATCTGTTTTATTAGAAAGATAATAACCTATGATTTCCATCATATCATCTGGACGAACTACAACTTTATCATAGAAGTTCTTAGCCCAATCTAAACCAGTTGAGTGTGAAGTTAATTCTCCAGCAAGAGCGTGTGTAATACTTCTCATACCAAATTTATCACGAGTAAAGATAGCCGCCTTAGCCGCAAACTTAGGATCAACTTCGGAAAGAAGTGCCTTTAATCTATCTAATGTATCACTAGATGAACGATAGAATGTATCACTCACGAATGATGTTAAGAGAATAGAAACTAATTCTAACTCTTTAGATTGTTTGTATGCTTCACCACCAGCATAATTTACGGTTTTGGTTTTTCCTTTTTGGATAGTTTGATTGAAACGTGACATAACTTTATTTTTAATTTTTTAATTTTAACAAAAAAAAAAGACCAGATAAACATTTCTGTTAAATCTGGTCTTTTGAAATATAAAAAAGCAAACAAGATAATTTAGCCTGAGCTGTCATTGAAGAATTTCTCCTAAACTCCAATCGATGTTTTAAGGATTTTCATCTTATCCTAATCTTTTATTTAGAAGAAATGATTATTTTCTTCACCACTTGAAGTGTGATTCTCTACTCTTTTTGTTAGACATCTGAACTTTGTTCAGAGCTAATCTGATTGCTTGAGTTAGCTTTCAGAAGATCATAGTTGTAATTGTTATACGAAGTATCTCAACCTATCGCTATGTTTGCTATTTTTTCAAAATTACCAGAGAAAATTTTCCAACTGTGTTTTTTTCATTAACCATACGAAGTAACAGTCAGAATCGCTGCTGATTTTTTGTTTGTTTTACTTATAAGGATAGAATCTAAAAAAGTTTAAAAATTTTAAGGATTTTTTCCGTTTAAGTAAAATATATATGAAAACAAAAAATCCACATTTTTGAAGATGTGGATTTTTTACAGAATTTAATCTAAAATTGCTGAAGATGGTGGATTTCTTCTCATCTTCCAATGTTGATTCTCCCAAGCTCTTATTTCACCATCTATTCTAAGAACTTCTTCTTTAGCCGCCTCTATCTGAGATTCTTTTTGAGCTAATTCTTCTTTTATATCTTCCAATTTAGACAATTCAACTTCTAAATCTTTTTTATCCTCACTTAACATCTTAGTCTGTCTATCTAATTCTTTTCTAACATTAGAAATCACTTTTTTCTCATCTTTGATTGCTTCTTTTTCACCAATCAATTGTAACTCAAGCTTTTGAAGACGATTTTCTTCATTTCTAATTTTATCTCTTAATTTATCTTCATCAACTTGAAGCTTTTCAAGTATTAAGTTAGCTTCTTTTAGCTTATCCTCTAAATCTCTTTCTTGTGATGAGATTCTTTCTTCTAAAACATTTTTTCTCTCTAAATAAGAAGTCTCTAAATCTCTTTCTTTAGTATCATATTCTGAAATAAGCTTAGTCTCTTTATCTTGAAGTTGCTTCTCCAAATCATTAAATCTTGTTTCTAAAAACTCTTCTCTTTCATTTATAGAATCTTCTAAAGTCCGATCTTTTTCTTCATATTCAGCAATTAACTTCTTTTCCTTTTCAGTTAATTCTTTTTCTGATTTGACAACCTTCTTATCAAATTCTTTTTCTTTTTGTTCAATTTCTTTTTGAAGTGTTTCAAATTCCAATTTATTTTCTTCAAACTCCTTCTCTTGTGTCTTAAACAATTCGATCTTTTCATCTATTTGTTTAGATAAGTCAATCTTTTCTTCTAACTTTTTCTTATCAGCAAATATGACATTCGCACCAATCACAAGTGATACTGCTAGTGGGTCAAATACTAACATTAGAGCAATAATAAACCAGTTTACTACAACATCAATAGAGTTTCCAGTAATTTTGGCAATATATTTAAGAGGTCCTATTTCACCAGCTAAATCAGCATTAGTTTCTAAATCTAACTTTTGTAAATCAATTTTAGTTATAGAATCATTTAAAGGCGTTTCTTTTAAACCTAATTCATCTCTTCTTTTTTGGGCTGAAGATAGTTGACTCTCAAAAGCTTTTCTATTAGCAGAAGAAGTAGTTGTTAGAATAGCGCCAGATTTATCTTTAAAAGTCTGAGTATTATTAGATAATCCTTTTGTTAAATCAGTAATATTATCAGTCAATCTTTGTTTTTCAGTTCTAACATCATTTAGTTGTGTTTCAAACATTTTTCTTTTAACATCAAGAACACCAACTTGTTTATCAACATTCTCAACTTTGTAAGCGGTTTCAGAATAAGCAGCTGAAAGATATCCATAGATACCAGCTGATGTGATTACCATCAAAGTAAAAATAGCAGTGATGTAATAAAATTTAAGAAGATTGTTTAATTTTCCCCAGTATTGATAAAGAAGAGATGCTAAAATAAGTTTGGCAATCTCTAAAGATGCCATCATAATCATAACATTAGTTGATGATCCTGAAAACATCTTACCGATACCGGTAACCGAATAAAACGCAGCAGAAAGTGATACCGACAGAGCCGATATCACCACTAAATATGGTAATAATTTTTTTTCCATTATTTCTTATAATTTAATTTACCAGAAAGAAGTTGAATATCAGTTTTTATTGTGTTAATTTTAAAATGAAACTGAATATCATCTTCTTTGAATCTTGAAACGAATTTTTTCAGATAATCAAGGTTAAGGTCATTGGATTCATTTATCTTTCTAATTTTCATATATTATATATTAAAATGAAAATTCATCATAACTCTCTTCATCTACGTCTTGCTTAAAAGCACCAATAGTATAAGAATCAATTTCTGTTTCTTGTGGCGCATTTTGAACTTGAGTTGAGCCACCAGTCCAAACATTAATCCAAGAAATCGGATTTTGAACTTTATCGAAGATTGGTTCAAATCCAATAATCTTCATACGATTATTAGTTAACCACTTCATATATTGACTCAAAATCTCAGCATTCAAACCAATCATTGAACCATCTTTGAAAAGATATTCACCCCATTCTAATTCTTCTTTAGCTGCATCTTCATACATCTTAATGACAAGTGGTTCACAATCATCAACAATCTTTTGAAATCCTTCTTCCCAATCTTCTTTCATTTGTTTTAAGATAAATGAAGTGAAACCCATGTGTAGGTTTTCGTCACGATTAATTAAAGAAATAATCTTAGCATTACCTTCCATCTTTTTGTTTTGAGCGAAACAATATGAACAAGCAAAACTTACATAGAAACGAATACCCTCAAGAATATTGATTGATACAAGAGTCAAATAAAGTTTCTTTTTCTTATCATACTCAGACTCATCCGGAATTGAATTAATCAATTCGTCATAATAATGAGTTACAGATGAAGCTCTTTTCATGATTTCTTCATCTTTCATAATTGAATCAAATACTTCACTTGGGTTAGAATAGATATTCTTAATAATATAAGTGTAAGAATATGAGTGTAGAGTTTCAAAAAACTCCCAAGTTTTAGCAAACAACTCAACCTCTTGGTTTGAGCAATATTCTAACAAGTTAGAAATTCCGCGACTTTGAACTGAATCAAGTAGAATTTGATATCCCAAATTCTTAGTAAAGATAAACTTTTCATGTTCAGTTAATGATTGGAAATCTCCTTTATCTTTTGAAAGGTTAACTTCTTCTGGTCTCCAGAAATAAGAGATATGTTGTTTGAACATATTAAATATCTTCTCGTAACGGAATTTATCATATCTTTGAATTGAAAGTCCATCACCACCAAAGAAAAGTGGCAATCTAGTAAAATCTTGTTCTGCGTCTAAGTTTAATATATGTTTCATAATTTATAATTTTATGTATTACTTATAGTTTTAATTATTGAAATGTTTAAATAGAACAAGCTCCAGATTCACAACCGTTACCCATAGCATCTAAATCATCAGATTTTTTATCATCAGTGTTAGCATAATAAAGAGTTTTCAAACCATATTTGTAAGAGTAAAGAATATCTTTAATTACACCACCAATTGAAATACCATCAGATGAATATTGGTAATAATGATTAGCTGAAATAGATTGGTCAATCCACTTTTGAATAACTGCACAAATGTTAGTATATCCACGATTATCGGGCATATCAAACGCTAATTCATACTTATTTTTTAGTTTAATACACTCAGGTGCTACTTGTTTCACTAAACCTGATTTAGACTTTTTTGTAATCACAAGTGAACGAATCGGTTCAATACCATTAGTAGCATTTTGAACAACTGCTGATGATTCAGCCGGCATCAAGGCTGTTAAAACAGAGTTTCTTAATCCAAATTGTTCGATGTCTTTTCTCAAATCTTCCCAATCACAAGAGAAATCTCTCTTAATCAACTCATCAACATTTTTGTTATATCGATCAACCGGAAGAACACCTTTTGAATAAGTTGTATCATCAAATAATTCACACTTACCAAACTCTTGAGCCAGTTTATTAGAAGCTTTCAACAACGAGAACTGAATGTGTTCAAACAACTCATCTACATAGAAAAGAGCTTCTTTATCAGAATATTTAACACCTTGTTTGGCCAACCAATAAGCGAAATTGGTCACACCAACTCCAATACTTCTACGCTTTAACATTTTCTTAGCCGCATTAATTGGATAATCTTGATTCTCAATTACATAATCTAAGATTCTAACAATATACTCAGCTACTTTGTAAAGTTCATTCCAAGATTTGATATTACCCAAGTTAAAAGCTGCCAAGGTACAAAGTGCGATTTCACCCTCTGAGTATTGTTCAGTTTCTTTCTTATCATCAACATCATAAATGTTTTGAATTGGAGAAGTTGGAAGAATAATTTCAACACAGAGATTTGACATCTTCATTCTTTGAGTGAATGGTGAATTGTTGTTAGCATTATCAATGTTCATAACATACATTCTACCAGTACCAATTCTTTCTTGAGCAAAGGCATTCATTAAATCACGAGATTTAATTGTTTTTCTCGGAATTTTCTTATCTGATTCATATTTTAAATATAATTCCTCAAATTTAGGAAGTCCAAATACATCATAAAGTCCTGGAACATCAGAAGGTGAGAAAAGTGAAATATCACCATTAGAAACAAATCGAGAATAAAATAATTTCTCAAATTGAATACCATAATCCATGTGTCTTACACGGTTATCATCAGTTCCTTTGTTGTTTTTAAGAACCAATACATCTTCAATTTCTTTATGCCACCAAGGGAAATAAAGAGTAGCTGAACCTTTTCTAATACCACCTTGAGAACAAGAATGTAAAGTAGATTGGAACATTTTAAAGAATGGAATAACACCTGTGTGAACTACTTCACCATTTCTAACTTTAGAACCGAGAGCTCTAATTCCACCAGCATTGATACCGATACCAGCTCTTTTAGCCACATATTGACCAATAGCTACATTACCATAGAAAATTGAATCTAACGAATCGCCAATTTCAATTAGAGTACAACTGGAAAACTGACGATTTGGAGTTCTGATACCAGCCATAATTGGAGTTGGGAGAGAAATCTTATGTTCAGAAATTAAATCATAAAGTTCTTTTACATATTCCATTCTAGTTTCTTTATCATAAGAAGCAAAGACGGTAAGAGCAATCATCATAAAACAAAATTGTGGTGTTTCATATGACTTTCCAGTACTTCTATCTTTAACTAAATATTTATCAATCAATTGTTGAAGTCCAGCATAAGTCAATTGATAATCTCTATCATGTTTAATAGATGAATTAATTTTAGTAATTTCTTCTTCTGTGTAATTGTCTAATATGATTGAATCATATAAATCTAATTTAATGTTTCTTTTAATTACATCCAATAGATTAGGCATTTCTACTTTGGTTTCAAAAACTTCTTTACGAAGTAGGTAATTAAGTAGATTAGAAGCTACATATTGATAATTTGGTGTTTTTTCTGAAATCAAATCTACTGCTGATTGAATTAAAACTTTATGAATTTCAGAAGTTTTAATTCCAGGATAGAATTGAATATGTGCGTTCATAGCCACATCTGAGGCAGATACACCACTAATTCCATTAGTAGCCCACAAAAGGACTTTATTGATTTTTTCAGCGTTGAATTCCTCAGCATATCCGTTTCTTTTTGTGACACTAGGGTTATTTGATTTTACTTTTTTTGTTTCTTTTAATAAGGTTTCCTCCATAAAATGTTCTTTTTTTTCTCGATGAGTTTTTATATATTGAAGACATTTTTGATTTATTTTCCTCTAATTTGGTTTTTTTAGAGAAAATCAATGTTGTCTAATTTATTTAAATTATGTTTAAATTTGGTATTGTTTAATATCTTGGTAATGAATAAAATATGAATCTCATATACATTTTCATAAGAGTCGATTTTGAAAATTGATGTATCATAGTTGGTTTCAACAACAACACCAGTGTATAACTTAACTTCACCAAGTATATCCTGTTGCTCAAATTCTAACTCAGTGCCAAGATAAATATTACGATTAGTTATTTCCTTTGAGTTAGTATTTTTACCAATATGGTCTTGTAATTCTAATATGATTAGATTTCTCCATTTATTATCCAATAATTTAAACATATTGAATAAATTATCAGAAAAATAAACAGCCAGTTCATTAAATAACTCAACATTTGTGAATCGCTCAGAGTCTAATTCAATTGTTAATAATAAATAGTAATTGTTAAAATCTACTCTGGATGGTTTCCTTCTATTATTCAAGAAGTTTAATGTTGTTTTAGTAGAAAGGACTTCATAAACTCTTTCTTTTACTCTTTTATGGCGTAAATAAGATTCATTATCATAAGATTCTGAATAAAAGGCACTACCTCTATCAACTTCAAATTTATCATTATGATAATGATTATTTACTTCATCTTCTTCACTAACCTCCTCTTTTTTACCCTTAAAGATTGAGTCATATTTCAATGAATGTTTACCTTGTATTTTATGCTTAGACAAGACAACACCATCAGTTTCTTCAGTAGATTTGTCAACAGATTCTTCTTCAGAAAAATCATCATCAGATACTTCAATAACAATATCTATGTTATCTTCATCATCTGGCACGACTACAATTTCATCATTTGACTCACCAAGTTCTTCATCAGGAGTATAATCATCTAAATTTTCGGATTCATTTTCTAAAAAGTCATCCTCTGATTCTTCATCAAATTCTTTTTTCTTTGGCATTCATGTTTGTTATTTTTTCTAAAAGTGTATCACTTTTATCTTACGAGTAGTTAATTTTTAATACATATTATATGAAATCATTAGTAAAAGTTATAACAGACATTCTAAGCATCTATAAATTGGTCATTTTCTAAAGTCAGAAAGGTTGAATTTAATGTAAGTTTAATCTGACTTTTCAAAAAGTCACCATCCCTTTGCTTGAGTAATTTGAATCGATACATATTTAACCGTTTCATTTCTTCTGTTCTTATAATTGCCCAAAAAGTGTCTGCGGTCTCTGCGATTGCTTTACTTTCTGGAACACTTTCTAATGTAATATCACTCGAATTCCAAGCATCCTTTGCTACCTGAACACCAGTTATCACTGGACACTTATATTTAGCACCAAGTGCTCTTAAACCTTCTGCTAAATGTTTACCCTTTGTGTAAAGAGAATCGTTAGCACCCTTTGGTGAAGCTACCAAAGTAATATAATCTACAATGATTAAATCGATTTTTACACCTCTTCTTTGTTGTAGTTTTTGTATATAATTATCAAAATCTAATATTGTAGCTGTACCAGCTGCCCAGAATTTTGTAAATATCTTACCAACTGATTTTTGAAATAAATCACCACCTTCTTTCAAAGAACCCATATTATCAATTCTTTTTCTAATAAACTCAGTATCCTTACTTTGTTTATCATAATCATTGAT